TCCATGTCCATAGCGGTAGACGCTAGTAACCCTTGTTCTTCTACGTTATCGAATCTCTTAGCGGAGCCAGATACATTGCTCTTAACAATGGACTTGTCCCGAACCTGAGCCATAGAGAAGATGAGCGACATCAAGTCACCAAAAATTACGTCTCTAAGGTGTTGCAAGCCCTGCATATCCGCTTGGTACAACATATTACTAGGTATTTGCTGGTCATCAGGAATGATGATAGCCATACCCACACCCTCTTTGATGGTGCGAGAGTCGTACTGGTCATCATCAGCTACACCAGCTAGACTTCGAACAATGGAATCTGTGAGAACAGGAATAGGATGCCCGAACAGTTCAGAACCTTTCTTTAGGTCATAGAACAACTCAGAAGAAGCTAGGTACATACCCTTTAGGGAATATCTACGAGGTTTACCTACAATGAAAGAACTGTTAGCATCCGTCTGACCCTTGAGTAGCGTGGCTGGAACCTCTCCGAATGGATTAGGTATTTCCAGAGTCTTTTGTTTCTTCCCGTTCTCCTCGATGTACACGCAGATGTACTCAGGTGTGTAGGCAGTCCACTTATGCTTCTTAACGTTATCTAGGTCATAATACATTTGCCTAGTAACAAGCAACGTGAGAGCGCCTTGCTTCACTTGAAAGTTCCATATTTCGTGGGGACGCACAACAAAGTTATAAGGAACTACGTTGCCGTCTGTGTCGGTAACAGGGTTTCCGTTACCATCTATCATAAGGTCGGTTACTACTGCACCGAATCCAAGAACCTCTTTTACGAAGAGAACCTTGTCTCGGTAAAACTCGGTGATGGAACACCCTGCGTCATCAAAATTCGTTTCCTTCCACTTCCAGAAATCCTTATTGTCAGGGTACATTCGGTTGACGTTGTTCTCGTCATAAATGCGCTGTTGTGCCGAGAAGAACTTCTGCTCCAGTGGGAACAGCTTCATTCGACCTAAACGCTCTCTGTACTCTTCATCCGACTCAATGCTGCTCTGGTCAATGATATAGGACTTATCAGAAAAGACCGTGCTAGAAATGGCTGTGTATTCGTCATACTCCGCTTGGAACCAACTGTTCATGATTTTAGCTCGGTCAAGAACCACGCTATAATACGGATGGCGAGTTTCTTTCATTACGATGTCTTCGACAGCGTCTTTGGATACGGAATATAACTTTGAGGTGTCTATCATTACTTTCTTGAGTATTGTAGGGCTATAGCGATAGCTTGTTGCTTCGTATAACCCTCTTTGATAAGTTGTCGAATGTTTTGCTGAATAATATTTGGTGAAGAACCACGCTGAAGAGGCATAACGTTACCATTTTACTTTATCCGCCCAATATGCTGCTGACATGCGCCCCTTGGCTATGTTCTTTGCGTGTCTAGCCTTAAAAGACTTACGTCTAGCTTTACCAGCTTCGGTCTTAGGATTCTTACCCGCACCTGATACACCCTGTTGACCAAAGCGTATGACCTTTACTTTGTTGCCCACTTTTGCTACTACAATATGAGACTTAGTAGGATGATTCGGAGTCCTTTTAGGCTTGTTATAGCCACTTACTCCGTACCTTGTAAGTTTTGGGTCTTTTTTGCTACTCATGGTGTCAAAAATATACGTATATTCCATAAAGATTCAATACTAAACTTAGTAGCTATGAAGTACAAAGAAATAACCATGGATAATACGTACAAGTTGAAGATTATTGACTTTGCGGAAAAGTGTTATCGAACTAATAAGGCGGAATACAAAAGACGAGGTCAAGACAACCCTAGTAAAATTAAACAGGACATCTATTATGGTAAATTAGCTGAATATGCCGTGTGGCTTACGTACATAGAAATGGATCAAGAATGCACTCAACCTGACGTGGCTGTATATAAAAACAAGAACAAATCTTACGCTGCGGACATGATCGTAAATAACGCTCATAACCTTCACGTTAAAAGCCAATTACTTAAACAGGCTGAACAGTTTGGTTTGTCATGGATGTTCCAAAAGAATGATCCACTAGTCAAAAGTCCATTGCTATCCGACTACGTCGTGCTGTGTTTGACAGTAAACACTAATAAAGTTAGGGTATTCGAACCCATTAAGGCAAAAGATTTAGTAAAAAAGTACAAAAAGCCTAAAAAGAAACAGCTACAGTCTACAAAGTTGGCTTTGTACGGTAAAGACATTGGTATTGAATTTTAGGGTAATTCAGCCATAAGTTTGACGCAATTATGGCAAACACTCCAGCAAAACCAGCCCTATACAGCCGAGTTAAATCTGAGGCTAAACGTAAGTTCAAGATATTCCCTAGTGCGTATGCTTCTGCGTGGATAGTAAAGGAATACAAGAAAAGGGGTGGAACGTATAAAGGCAAGAAGTCAGGTACAACTGGTGTAGCCCGATGGATGAAAGAAAAGTGGAAGACCCAAGACGGTCAAGCGTGTGGATCAGCTAAGTTTAAGGGAGTGAAGAAGTGCCGACCCACCGTTAAGGTTTCCTCTAAGACCCCAGTAACGTGGCAAGAACTGCGTAAGCGTGGCGAGGGTAAGAAGGCAGTGCGTGAAAAGAGACGGGTTGGAATGGGTAATCGTGCTAAATCCATTAAAAGAAGTTAGTCCAAACAGACTCTATAGTTTTATTTCTTTGTCCTGTTATCTTTTGCAGAGGCTTGAAGTCTAACCAGTCAGCTCTCGTGTTTTCACACACAATTACTTGACCTTTTCTTGATTTGCACCACTCAGCTAATTCCTTGTAATCAATTTTGTTTACTTTATAGTGTTCCCCACCGTATTGATAGGGCGGATCAATAAACCAAGTTGCTTCTATATCTGGAAGGTCTCTATAATCAAGACGACTACATTTCCAATGTCTAATGCTATCTAATTTATTAGCTATTCTTTTTAGCTGAAAATTAGTTGTACTAGCCCAGTCCCAATCAACTTTTGATTGGCAACTCCATCGCTGAACTATGTTTTTAGGCTCTATACTACCCCTGTTTATACAAAACCCAAGGAGTTGTTTAAATTCAAGTGGCAAATCTAGCTCGCTTATGTCATCACCTACATAATAGTCTAAATTATTAAGTATAAAATCTTTATCAGCTTTATTTATCAGCCAATTCCAAATGTTGTAAACAACATCATATCTATCATTAATCCATACGTCTTTATTAGCATGATTTACGCTATACCAAGCAGCACCAGAGAATGGCTCTATGATTAAATCCATTTTTGGATTAGGATATAACTTTGATAGTTTATACTTGCTTCCGTAGTAGCTAAACATATTACCTCAGCACGTACATAGGGGAGGCGGAGCCTCTTTCGTTGCGCCAAATGGCATAATCAGTAGCATCGGACATGTGTCCACGATCCCCATTGTCGATTTTTAGTCCTTTATCGTTCACAATGGAGTACATATAGTCTTTTATGACGTGTTCGCAGCGTGTGTTTACCAATAAACGTCTTTCTCCATTGGTTCCAGCGTAAATTACGTTGTTTACCTTGTCCACTCGCACTTTTCGCTTCGGATTTTGGATGTCTAACTCGTTTTTATACAAAATATCGTTCTCTTCAAGGACTTCTCGCACGTAATCCCAATCATTTTTGCCTACACGACCATAATTACCACTTTTTTGGTTGGAAGTGTTGTCTCCAGCCAATAAAACCTTAGAAACACCCCATTTTTTCAGTAATTCTACTGCTTTTAGGGCTTGCTCAGTGGTTAAAGCCTCTTTGGAGAAGATTTCATCGAAAATAACATACTGCTTAAGCCCATTACGAGCTCTTTTAACTTGGAGAAGAGCCCAACAATGAGGAGACCTGTTGAAATCAGCACAAAGCCAGACAGGATGCCCACTATCGTAATCAAGAGCCGTAAGATTCCCATCAGGGTAGTGATTGTATCCGTCAAAGTGTTTGTAAGCCTTTCTCGTTGGGTCATCTGTTTCCTCGCTCATTTCGTACCCAAGTTTATACGACAGAAAATCCATCGCTTCCTCTTGGAGTAGCCTTTGTTTACTGTGATTGGTTTCCCATAGGGGAATGTCCCAGACCTTATCTGGTTCTCTCATAATCTCCTAAAGATTGTTTTCATAACAGACTTACTCTCTATAAAGAAAATGGGCACACCAACTTCTGCACCCTCTTCTACTAAGGATAATGCACCTGAATGGTACTCGTGTAAAGTTTTAAGGTCGTAAGTTAGTATGTCCCATTCATTTTTGCTACACTTTTTTATAATATCATGAATCTTAGTCGAAGCCTGTCCCGAAGATAACACTTCCCAGTGTTGACCAACCACTTTTCCGTTTACCATATCTAAGAACGTGTCCATCTTTTGTTTAATTAGGTCTATATACTCTTGATCGACATCCACCCCAAATCGGGCATACATAATTACTTTAGGTTGTTCCATTCTTCCACCTTATATCCTGTTTTATCTTCTTTTACCGAAATCTGAAGCACATTGAATATTCCAGACTTCATCAACCGACTATTAGCGTCATTAGGATGGTATGGCGTACACACACTCAAAACAATACCTTTATCATGAACACGCTTGATCCATGTGTTTGATACTTTGTTCCATACCGTTTCTCTACGAGCCGTAGATATTCTATCTTCGTCATTACACACATCATCAAGAATCAGGACACCAGCTCGCTGTCCTGTGGTTTGGGTAAGTACTGCATACGCCTCATAGGTAGGATTCCCTGTACGGTTACGACTTTTCACAATGATGCGTTGAGTTGAACCTGTATCGGTGCGGTCAAACTCAACAGGATTAAAATTGTGCTCAGAACACCAGTAGCGGTACATATCACTCTGAAACAAGGCTCTTAGGGATAATATTCTCTTCGTGGAGATACCACCGTCTGCCGATACTATTAGGGTTTCTAGCTCGTGCTTACGTGTGGTCATGTAGGCTGACAGACCAATGGGAACTTGTTGGGACTTTCCTGTGTTATAGGGCGCTCTGATTAATCCATTGAGACGAGCGTTCTTGGACAAGGCTTGTTGCTCCCAATCATAAATCCCCTTTTGCATCGTGTGATGAATCTGGGCTTGTTGGACCTTGAACCCATCCTGATCGGCTAAACAGTTTTCGATAAAAGAATTGCGTAGGTCTAGCGAGTCAGGGGGTGGCTCGTGTCCAACGACATTTACTAATAAATCCGACCAATTATTTTGTTTCGGCTTTTTCACCGTAATGCTCCCTACAAAGGCGGCACTGCTTGAGACAACGTTTGTGACCAGCCAGTTGACTGACACACTTAAAGTTATTTGAGCTTGAGTCTTTCATTTTCT